ATTATATATTCGTCCTCTTGCCATCTTTTATCACTTCCTTTCGCAACGAATTAAAAAGAGCCTGTTACCTCTGAGGGCACAGACTTTAATGTGATTCTTATAATTTGTTATATTTATCTACATCCATTTAAATAGCTTTCCGAAATGATCAATTTCATCAAACATTTCCAATAAGTGCTCCATCCTTGATTCTAATTTGTCAATAACTTTATCGGCATCACTTGTGTCAACATTACATTTGACAGTTACCTGATATACTGAGTCCTTTTCTTCACAATCTTCATCACTAATAGACACTTCATACACAGATGTACCTTGACATTTGGAGATGACTTCAGAAGAACAATTATCTAATATATATATAACTGTTGATTCATCTGTTAAATATCCGGTTTTGCGAAGCATAGGTTCACACCAAATTTCGCAAGCATTATCTGTACAAGCTATAGAAAT